AGTCTGGAACCTCCATTCTTCGCCAGTTAGTGGACGCTGGAACGCTTGCAAATCTCCCTGGAGGCTTCAAAACACGCGGCCTTCGTGTAAAGGGCGACGATACACCTATCGGACCAGCCGAGTGGAGGGATGTTGACGTACCCAGCGGGACTATTGCCGAGAACATTATGGCTCTTCCTTACAAGGAACCAAGCCAAGTGCTGGCAATGCTGCTTGACAAGATCGTAGATGAGGGCCGTAAGTTTGCGTCTGCTGCTGATATACAAGTTGCGGACATGTCGGCCAACTCTCCCGTTGGTACTACCCTGGCTATCCTTGAGCGCACGCTAAAAGTAATGACTGCCGTCCAGGCGCGTATTCATTACTCGTTCAAACAAGAGTTGGGGCTGCTGCGCGACATCATCCGCGATTACACGCCGGCTGAATACGACTATGAGCCAGAAGAAGGATCTCCTAAAGCCAAGAAGTCTGACTATGACCTGGTTGCAGTTATCCCTGTCTCCGATCCTAACGCCGCAACGATGGCGCAAAAGATTGTGCAGTATCAGGCTGTCATTCAACTGGCTCAGCAAGCTCCACAGATCTATGACCTGCCTCAGCTTCACCGCCAGATGCTAGATGTTTTGGGGATTAAGAATCCTGAAAAGCTAGTACCTCTGCCCGATGATGAAATGCCGGTAGATCCTATTAGCGAGAACATGAACGCGCTAAATGGAAAACCTCTAAAGGCGTTTATCACTCAGGACCAGCAAGCTCATATTGCAGCGCACCAAATGTTCATGCAAGATCCTCTTGTGATGAAGACTATTGGTCAAAACCCACAGGCTAATATGATCATGGCTGCATTGCAATCTCACATTGCAGATCACCTTGGCTTCTACTATCGCACAATGATAGAGAAGCAAATGGGCGTACCAATGCCGCCGCCAAATGAGCATCTGCCTGATGATGTTGAAGTACAACTATCACGGCTGGTTGCCCAGGCAAGCGCGCAAGTCATGCAGGCCAATACCGCTGAAGCACAGCAAGCTCAAAACCAACAGATGGCTCAAGATCCTCTGGTTCAAATCCAGCAACAAGAGATACAGATCAAGGGTGCTGAGCAACAACGTAAACAGCAGAAAGACCAAACTGATGCACAGCTAAGGTCTGCACAGCAACAGATTGAACGTGAGCGCATCCAGACTCAAAAAGAAATTGACATGACCAGGATTCAAACTGATTATGTTAAGTCTCAAAAAGAATTGGATGCTCATAATCAATTGGAGCAACAACGAATGATAAGTAACATTATTGGACGTAAACAATGATTGATAATTATTTAACACATCTATCTAAAAAGATAGATGACAAAGTATCCCAACTCCAAGAGTCTCTAGCGGATGGCAACGCTGGTGATTATGCGGAGTACAAGAAGGCGTGTGGCGAGGTTAAAGGTCTGCTCACTGCGCGCTTATTTATCTCAGACCTACAGGAAAGATTGAAAACCCATGACGATGAGTGATGTAGATTTAATTAAGGCCGTGGACTTGTCTCAGATACTGAACAAGGGCGCGGAACAAAAAGCCAAACAGCTACCAAAGCCGTCTGGCTACCGCATTTTGTGCGCAATTCCAGAAGTGGAAAAAGAATACGAAAGTGAACTTGGATTACTTAAATCCGATGAAGCCATTCGTAACGAAGAGCTATTAACAACGGTATTGTTTGTTGTGGACTTAGGACCGGACTGCTATAAAGATGCAACCCGATTCCCCTCTGGCCCATACTGCAAAGCAGGTGACTTTATCCTAGTTAGACCACACGCAGGAACCCGGCTAATCATTCACGGCAAAGAGTTTCGTGTAATTAACGATGACTCAGTCGAGGGTGTAGTTGAAGATCCACGCGGTATCCGCCGCAAATAAGGAGCCAATATGTCTGATTACAAATTTCCTGATGAGCAGGATGACCCAAAAGATCTTGACGATGAAATCATCGTTGAGGTAGAAGATAAAACTCCTGATGAGGATCGTAATAAAACACCACTACCTGAGAAGATTAAGGAAGATCTTTATAACGATGAGCTAGAGGATTACTCTACCAAAGTTAAAAAGAAACTTCTTCAAATGAAGAAGCTTGCGCATGACGAGCGCAGGGAAAAAGAAGCGGCTTTGCGTGAGCAAAACGAAGCTGTGGAATTTGCTAAAAAGTTAATGGATGAGAATAAAAGGCTCAAGTCCAACTTAAATAGCAGCGAGAAAAATGTCCTTCTTTCAGTTACTAAGACTGTTGAAATGGAGCTTGATCAGGCCAAGAAAGCCTATCGGGAAGCCTATGACTCAGGCGATACTGATAAGGTAATGGAAGCCCAGGAACGTCTTACTGAAGCAACATTAAAGATTGATAAAGTAAGAAATTTCCGTCCTCAGCCTGCTGAAGACCAAGAAACTGTGGTACAAACGCCTCAACCCCGTACTCAGGAGGCTCCAAAAGATCCCTCTGCGGTTGCTTGGCAACAAGAAAACCCTTGGTTTGGGGAAGATGAGGAAATGACTAGCTTGGCTCTGGGTCTTCACGAGAAGATGCGGCGCGAGGGAGTCAGGATCTCATCGCAAGAGTATTACAATCGGCTAAATACTACAATCCGTAAGCGCTTCCCAGAGAGATTTGAGAACGCAGAGGAACAAGATGACCGGCCTAGCCGGAAAAGCTCGGTGGTTGCACCGGCTACACGGACTACGTCCGCAAAACGAGTTAGGTTATCCCCTGGAGAACTCAACTTGGCAAAGAAGTTTAACTTAACACCGGAGCAATTTGCTGCCGAAAAAATCAAATTGGAGGCCGCAAATGGCTGAAAACAGAAAACCGCGTGAGCTTGAGGAACGATTGATGACTGAGCGCCCTAAGCAGTGGGCACCGGCTGAATTGCTTCCAGAACCAGACAAGCAACCTGGGTACAAATATCGTTGGGTGCGTGTTTCAACTTTGAATCAAGCAGATCCCCGTAATCTCTCGGCCAAACTCCGCGAGCATTGGGAACCTGTTCCAATCGAAGAGCAACCCAAATTTAGACTGTTAGCTGATCCAGCGAGTCGATACAAAGACAACATTGAGATTGGCGGATTATTGCTTTGCAAGACTCCTGAGGAATTTGTTGAACAACGTAATGATTACTTTGCTCGACAAAATGTTGCTCAAATGGAGGCTGTAGACAATACTCTTATGCGTCAAAGCGATGCGCGGATGCCTCTCTTTAGGGAGAGTAAATCTTCAAGTAGCTTTGGAAAAGGTATTTAATTTTTAGGAGTCCTTAAATGGCTTATCCAACTGTCTCGGCAGCTTACGGTTACAAACCCGTAAACCTGATCGGCGGTCAGGTGTTTGCTGGATCTACCCGGAACCTTCCGGTCCAGTATAACTACGGTACCGCTATGTACTATGGTGACCTAGTCACTCTCTCGGCTGGTTATGTTGTGATTGCAACTTACCCTGTTAGCACTACCAACACTACTGTTGGCGTGTTCCTGGGCTGCTATTACACCAACCCAACCACTAAGCAACGTCAATATGCTCAGTACTATCCAGGCAGCGTGCTTGCTGGTGATATCACTGCAATTATTGGTGATGATCCTGATGTAGTTATCCGTTGTGCGGTTACTACTGGCGCTTCTGCTACTACTATTGGCTCGGCTTCGTCGATCCTGGTTGGTGTGAACATGGCTGGTAATACCCTGACTGGTTCTGCTTCCACTGGCAACGGTGCAGGCGCTGTTGTTGCAGCTTCGGCTACGACTTCTGGCGGCGGCTTCCGTGTCCTCAATCTGGTTCCTGATACCCAAATCAGCACTTCCTGCACTTATGTGTCTGGTGGCGCTGCTTCGGCAACTTCGGTTGTTGTATCTGGCCTGACTGTTGGACAGTATCTGCCTGTTGGTACTGATGTGTTCAACTTGGTAAATGGTCAACTGCAATTTACTGGCTCTACGCTAAGTTCTGCATCGACCGTAACTACCACTGGTAGCACGACTCTGACCATTACTTCGGTTACTACCGCAGTTGCTGGCACCGTTGTGTTGGTTCAAAGCCCTGAAGTTCTGGTAAAGCTGAACTTTGGCGCTCATCGCTACTATGTAGCATAAGGAGTAACTTAAAATGGCTATTTCACGCGCACAGCTACTTAAAGAGTTGCTCCCTGGGCTTAACGCCTTGTTCGGTCTGCAATATAAGACCTACGATCAAGAACATGAAGAGATCTACGAAACCGAGACCTCTGAGCGTTCTTTTGAAGAGGAAACTAAATTGTCTGGCTTCTCCGCCGCACCTGTCAAGAACGAGGGCTCTGCCATCGCTTATGACAATGCTCAAGAAGCTTGGACCGCTCGCTACAACCACGAAACCATTGCTTTGGGCTTCTCCCTGACGGAAGAGGCAATTGAAGACAATCTGTATGACAGCTTGTCCGCTCGTTACACCAAAGGTCTGGCTCGTGCTATGGCATACACCAAGCAGGTTAAAGCTGCTGCTGTGTTGAATAACGGCTTCTCGTCTGCCTATCCAGGCGGCGACGGCGTATCGTTGTTTAACAGCGCTCACCCTCTGGTGTCTGGTGGCACTAACAGCAACGTTCCTTCTACCGCAGCTGACTTGAATGAGACTTCGTTGGAAAACGCAGTTATTCAAATCTCTCTGTGGACTGATGAGCGTGGTCTGTTGATCGCTGCTAAGCCAAAGAAGCTGATTGTTCCGCCGGCTCTGCAATTCGTTGCCACTCGTCTGTTGGAAACCGAACTCCGCGTCGGCACCACTGACAATGATGTCAACGCTTTGAAGAACAACGGTTCGATCCCTGGCGGCTACACGATCAACCACTTCTTGACCGACACGAACGGCTGGTATTTGACCACTGACGTTCCTAACGGCATGAAGCACTTTGTTCGTACTCCTCTGTCCACTGGTATGGACGGCGACTTTGATACCGGCAATGTCCGTTACAAAGCTCGTGAGCGTTACAGCTTCGGCTGGTCTGATCCTCTGGGTATGTACGCCTCCGCAGGCGCTTCCTAAACCTTAGGGTTTGTTAAAGAGGGCTCCTTCGGGAGCCCTTTTTATTTGCACACTTGTTTTAAACTGTGATATATTGCAGCTAATCCGGGGTTACCGGTGCATCAAACCAGTCCCGGCTGGGCGACATACCGATTGATGCACTTCACTTGTATGTAAGGACATCTATCATGGGATTCGCAACTCACCTTGGCCCTTGGCTATTGGGCACTGTTAAAAACACCACCGGCACTACCGTTGGAAATATCCGCAATACTGGCGCAACGCTGGTATCTCAAACCTTCAAGAAAGACTACACTGGTCAGGCAGCTTCTGCTACCACTGATACCATTTGTGTAATCCCTGCTGGCGCGCAAATTGTCAATATTTTTATTGATACCTTGGTTGCATTTACTGGATCTACCGCAGCTAACTTGACGCTGGGTGATGGCACTACTGCTGCCTTGTATTGGGCCTCTACCGACATCACTTCCCAAGGCCGTTTAGCCAATACCAATGCGGCCTCTAAACTGGTTAACTGGGCTGGTGCCGCTACTACTGCGTCTCCTAATGGCGCAGGCGTTGGCTCTACCGATGTTAAGGTTATTGCTACGTTGACTCCTACAGTTGCTGCTGTTACCGCCGGTACAGTGCAATACACTATTGTTTACGCCGTAGCTAACTCGGACGGTTCGCAAGTTCCTGCCTCTGCTTAATTAATCTCAGGGGCTTCGGCCCCTGCTTTATAGGAGATTGATTATGATGCAGACAGACGTTAAGTCAGCGCACTTAAGTGCTGCTGGTTCTTTATTTGTAGGGCGTACAAGGCTTAAAGGGTTTTCAATAGCCCCTGTAGCTACTACTGCGGCTACTTTTGAATTTCGCGATGGCGGGGCTTCTGGAGCTATTTTGTGCCAAATTGATATCGCGTCACAGAGCAATCCTGTACCGTATTACATACAAGTTCCCGGTGAAGGTATTCTTTTCCAAACCAACTTATATCTTACGATTAGTGTTGGTTCTATTACCGGTATCACGGTGTTCTATGGCTAAGAAAGCTCCATCCCTTGCAGTAGGTCGCGGCGAGAAGCTGCCGGTCTCTAAAGGGGCTGGGCTGACTGCCAAAGGTAGGGCCAAGTACAACGCAGCTACAGGTAGTAACTTAAAAGCTCCGCAGCCAGAAGGTGGTCCTCGCAAGAAATCATTCTGTGCCCGCATGTCTGGTATGCCAGGACCAATGAAAGATGAAAAAGGAAAGCCTACCCGCAAGGCGGCTTCACTAGCAAGGTGGAAGTGTTGATATGGAACTCCCAATCTGGAATGTTTTTTTGTCTTTTTTATCAGCAGGCGCTTTGCTGTGGGTAAAAATTTCGCACGATGAAGTAAAGCGTTTAGGCATTCTTATTAGCAAAACCCGCGAGGAACATGCGGAAAAATTTGTTACTAAAAATGATATGCACGCAGACATTAACAGAGTATTAGCTCGTCTTGATAGGTTAGATGAAAAGCTGGATGTTTATATGAGGGAGCAAAGAAGTGCCCTCAGTTAGCAAGAAACAGCACAATTTCATGGAAGCGATAGCTCACTCGCCATCGTTTGCTAAGAAAGTAGGAGTCCCTCAAAAAGTAGGGCAAGATTTTGCAAACGCGGATAAAGGCCGCAAATTTTCTAAAGGTGGTGATACTATGGCTACAAAAATGGATCCTCGTGTTTTACAAATGCTCATGGCTTCTAAACAAGCTCAAATGGGTCGACGTGCACCAATGGCTGCCCCTGCGGCTGCTCCTATGGCCGGCGGTATGAAAAAAGGCGGCATGGCTGCTTTTGAAAAGTCTGGTAAAGATGTAGAGAAGAAGGGCATGAAAGAAGGCTCTAAGGCTGACATGGCACTAGACAAGAAACAAATGATGGGAATGAAAAAAGGCGGAGCTACTAAAAAGATGGCTGGTGGCGGATACACTCGTGCTGCTGATGGAGTTGCTCAACGTGGCAAAACTCGCGGTACGCAAATCGTAATGAAAAAAGGCGGCAAGATCTGCTAAGGATTTATCATGGATAATGAAAAAACTCCCCAAGAAGTAGCTGATGAAAAGGCCCGTAAAAAGGCTACTGAAGCATATGATGCCGCCAATAAAACAGAATCGGCACCAGCATCTGCCGGAGCTGGTCGTGGCTTTGTAAACCCTCCAGTAAAGAAAATGGCTAAAGGTGGATCTGCTTCTTCTCGCGCTGATGGTATAGCTCAGCGTGGTAAGACTAACTGCAAGATTTGCTAGGAGATTAGCATGATGGCAAGCCGAGGAATGGGTGATATTTCCCCATCCAAAATGCCTAAAGGTGTGCGTAAGGCGCGCCGGGACAACACTGACTTTACTGAGTACGCTAAAGGCGGTGAAGTGTGGGATAAACCTAATCCGGCTAAAAAACACACTAAGCTTTCTCCTGCAAAAAAAGCTAAGGCAAAAGCTGCTGCAAAAGCTGCTGGTCGCCCATACCCAAATTTGATTGATAACATGAGGATGGCAAAAAATGGCTGAAAAATGGATACAAAATGCTATCAAGAAACCAGGCTCTTTGCGTAAAAGCTTAGGCGTAAAAAAGGGTGAAACTATCCCTGCGTCTAAGTTAAAATCAGCAGCCAAGAAACCTGGTTTAATGGGCAAAAGAGCGCGTCTTGCAGAGACTCTCAAAGGCATGAAATAAACTGGATCAGTTATGTCCACTACCGGAACCACAGCCTTTAACCTAGAGTTTACGGAACTTGCTGAAGAGGCTTGGGAGCGGGCTGGGCGCGAGATGCGTTCTGGTTATGATTTGCGTACAGCGCGTAGATCACTTAATTTGATGACCATAGAGTGGGCTAATCGTGGTCTAAATATGTGGACCATTGAGACTGGTACTATTACCCTAACTCAGGGTCTTAATACTTACGCTCTACCAACTGACACGATTGACCTACTTGATCATGTCATTCGGACCCAGCCAAACGTAGCATCTACCCAGTCTGACTTGAGCATTACTAGGATTAGCGTATCAACCTACGCTACTATCCCAAACAAGCTGGTCCAGGGGCGTCCAATCCAAGTATGGATACAGCGCTTGTCAGGTGAGGTTGGACCTACAGCTGCTGTGCTAAATGGCTCCATCACGGCTACAACTGATTCCATTACCTTAAGTACTGTTGTTGGCCTGGCTGGATCTGGCTATATTCGCCTAGACAGTGAAGACATCTACTACACCTACATATCAGGGAATACCCTAGGTGGAGTGTTCCGTGGACAAAATAACACAAC